GCAACTGGACTGGTTCTATTTACTTCTGGATTTTCATCCTTGTGTGTATAAGAACTAATGCTTTTTGGTGGCATTCCAGTTGCTTTACTTGCAGCAAGCATTGTTTCCACACTGCCTTCATCATAAGGCATAACAATCATTTTATCACCCAATGATGTTTGGTCATCAAATGCATCTGGTTGTGGGTCAGGTGCACGAGCCATCATTATACCATAACGGTACATTTGATAAAAGTTAGCACTAGCATCAGGAATTGTATAAGCACCAGCCATGGCACGTGCTTCGTAATCTGTATGTTCTCCAGCACGTAACTGTGCATGTTCTGTTTCTGTTTGTTCGGAGATAAATTCACGTGCTCTCATTTAGATATTTATATCAATTATGTTTCTTAATTTATTACGAACAATACCATTCCAGTCTGTTGTCATTAAGTGATTATAATTATAGTCGCAAATTTGTTTTATTTTATCTAATATTTCTTCTTGTTCTTGATTACATAACCACACAACTTGTTCCCAAGCTGCCATCCATCGGTCATTTTTACTTCTGATTTTATCGTAACTTTCATCTATTATGCTGTCAAATGTCCTAAAACCTAAATCTTTCAAATATTTTAAGTAACGCCATTGTGCAAAAACTACAAATAATCTACGTGCTAAAATAGGTTTTGCTATTTTATCAGTTGGAAAAAAATAAAGATTTATATAATTTGTTTCTGCAACAATAGTGTATGCACTAGTTTTGTATATTTCTGTAGGTATAATTTGGCAAAGCAAACAATCCACACCATTGTAATCAAAATAATTCATACTAAATGATTGCTTAATATTATTTGGGATAATTACATCGCTGTCTATAATTAAATTTTTTACATCATTACCATAGTTAAAAATAAATTTTTGAGAAAAATCACTACTTGTAATTTTATCATAAACAAATTGTCTATGATCTTTTTGAGTTCCTAATAATGCATCAAAATAATATGGTTTTTTATTGTAGGGAAGTAAATCATTTAATTTATAATCTAACTTTTTGTAAATTCTACTATTATCATCAAGCCAGTGTCCCCAAAAAAATAAATTTTTTTCAAGTTGCAAATGGTCATAATAAAGAATTGCTGGCGAAATATAATAAAAATTATCTTTGCCATTCATTATTTCTAACATTTCTACGTGGTTTCCGTGGAACTCTTTACCAAATAAAATAACTAAATTACAATGAGAACAAAGAAAATTTAACTCATATGCAAACACGCTATGGTGTTTACTATTGCCAATTACATCATGCATGAATGCTATTTTATTATCAGCAACAGTATGCAAAAAATTGTATATATTTTCAGTAACTGAATATTCTAAACCTTCAAACAGATAGTTAAGAAAAGAATCATTTTTAATATTATTTGTATAGATAAGTGTCATACAATTAGTTATTAACTGGTTTTTCGCCTGTCAAATAAGGGCGACTGAACCATAATTGAAACCATGCTTGTGTGCCAGGTTGTATGTTATGTTTTTTTTCTAATGCACGTTTTTCCATACCAGTCAAACTGATATTACTGCCTTCATTTTTTGTGAAAGTATGCTTTTTAATACCAGCAAGATGTTTAATCTTTTCTAAATCATCCATTTTTCTTGCGCATTTTACCACTATTATGTGGAACTGGACTTGTATGATTTACATAATCTGGTTCACTACTTTCTTCTGGTGTTAGTTGAACTTTTGGGGTGCCAAAATATGATGCTGTTGCGTTTAGAATTTCTTCTTCGGCTGGTGTATAACTAATCGTTACCATTTTAAGACCAGTTGGACTTGCTTTATTCATTTTCTTATCTGGCATACCAGCGAGAGCAACACCAAAACGATATGCCATATAACCACTGCTGTTATCTAATTCAGGATAAACGTGGGCATTGGGAATTGTCGTAAGAGCCTGCTGTGACATTCCCTTACTTCCACTATAATCTGCTGCTTCTTTTATAAATTCACGTGCTCTCATTTTTTTCTCTTACCGCTATTATGTGGAACAGGACTAACTTTGTTGTTAGAAGACGGTTCTTTTCCGTTTTCAGTCGTAATCCAACTTGCTTTTTTTCCCATGCTTTTTACTGTAGCACTAAGCATATCTTCTTCTGCTTGTGTATAAGCTGTCATAACAGGATGATCACGAAAATGTTCATGATCATGATGAGAATCAACATGTGGGTGACCAGCAATTTTAATCATAAAACGATAATAATCATAACCTGGATCTAAATCATGAACGACCATGCTTGGTTGCATAGTACTACTATGTTCTGGATTTGTTTTACCCTTGGCTTCAATTACAAACTCATTGGCTCGCATAAGATGTTAGCCTCTCGTTTTTACAGGAAGGCTCCAGTATTGTGCAGTATCGTTTTTGCTGCTACAGTCTACTGTTTCTAAGAACATTCTATTACGATTTGCGTCAGTTTTCTTGAATACACATTCAAAAGTAACTCGTGCCTCTGTTGCACTTGGGTTACGTGCAATAACGGTTACTTCACTTTCTGGAAGTTGGTCAGTTTCTACAAGACTTGCACTAGCATGACGCAACTTATAACCTTGTTCTTTCATTGTTTCACTAATCTTATTTGCTGGTGCAATATTACGAACAAAATCTGGAGTAATACCAGCGGCTTCCATTGGCGGTTGATGCAAGAATTTCTTTTGAACTTTCTGACCTTCACGTTCAAACGTAAGGACAAACTCTGCCATTTGTTGTGCAGCACCTTCACTTAATAACTTATTGCGGTCTAGCAGATTCCAAGCAGGATTATCAAGATATACTGTTACATGAGTATCGCTGTGTTCAACTACTGTTGCTAGAACACTTGTAACACTGTCAAGTTCAATGTTTACAACATCACCAGTAACTGGTGCCTTCATTGCTCTGTCTATTTGTGCTACATAATCTAGAAAGTTCATAGTCGTTCCTTAGTCAAAACTTACTGCTACGTGTGTTGGATTATCGCCGCCTGCAACCTTTGGATAAGTTGCTTTTGGACGTGCTAGATCGTTGCCCTTTGGTACTGCTGCACTCATTGGCTTTGTCATTTCGTGTGGGCTATTTGTATAAGGACGCTCTGCTGCATCTTCAATTGCTTCTGGCTCGCCCATATGTGGAATATCTTTGTCCATTCCAAAATCAATTTCCATATCTTCGCCACCCATTGGAGAATCCATTGAAGGAAGATTTGCACCAACACTTGGAAGAGGAGCCATTGCATGATCATGAGGAATTTCTGGCATATTGCTGACCATTGAAGGAGCACCAGTTACATCACCAGTTGCACCAGCCATATCAGGTGAATTAACACCGCCGACCATGCCAGCAAGCTTAAGAATTTGTGCTAAAATTGCATCATCACCGCTAGTTTTAATCTCAATACCTTCTGCAACAGGAGTTCCCATTCTATTAGCATTATCAATCGCATGTGCAATTTCTGGACTACGATCACTAATTTCTTTTAACTTTGCAAGAACATCTACCATATAAGAACCATTACTAGTTGATGGCATTGTAGAAGTTTTCGTTTCAACAACTTTTTGTTCAATTGGTGCAATAGTATTTAATTTTGAAATACTATCAATCGCACGACCAAGTTCTTCTGGGCTGCGTCCTTGAATTTCTTGTAGTTTCTTTAATACATCAATCATTTGCATGGTTATCGTCCTGTTCTTCCACGTTCTGGGAGTTTATTGCGGTGTGTTCCAACAGGACTTGTGTTGCTCTGTGGAATTTCATTAGTAGTGTGACCCTTTTGCGGCTTTACTGCAAAAGGATATTCAATTGATTTTGTACCAATAGCGTTTGCTAGGTCGGCAAGCAATTGTGGTGCTTTTTGTTCTGGATAGTTCTTTTCAAGAATTGCTTGTCCTTCAGCTTCTGCTGCCATTGGAGCAGCCAAAATTTCTTGATTTGGAGTAAGGACGAGAATGCGACTCAATGATACCTGCGTTGATTCATGGATTGCTGCTTGAATTTCAGCAGGAGTTGCAGGATATTCAACTACAATATCAACCATTGATATTTCTGTTGCTTTAAGATGCAAAAATCCAGTATGATCTTCGCTTACAGGTAAACGTTTTGGTTCGCTAATAGCTTCAAGATTCCAACGTGCAAGTGCCTTCTTTAGATTTTCCACTTGTTCGGTGGTCAATTCTGCGGCAAGTTTGGCACGGAAACCATACTTTTTTTCAGTTTCTGAAATATATTGTCTAAGGGTTTTCATTGCTAAACCTTTTTTATTAAGTATTTATTGTTTTCGGAAAGTTTTAAGCAATTCATTGCGGTCAAAAATTTGCGCTTCTACGTTAAGCGAATCATCGCCGCTATCTTTATTCATATCATGCTGCATTTTCTGCATCTTAAGTAGGATTTCAGTTTGTTTTAATTTTTTTTGAACTTTTCCCAATTTTGCAGTGACTGCATGTCCAAGCATTTTTCCTGCTGCTTCAAATATAGGTGCAGCAAAACGTGCTTCTACATTCATGCCAAGACTTTGTAAATTTTCAAAATTTTCTACAGCCTTATCAGCAAGTTCATCTAAATCTTTATCTAAAGAATCTTCAGAAACTTGAGGCAGTAAACTTTCAATTTGATGCGCAGCTTCTAATGCTTCAACGACTTCTTTGTTGGTTGCTGGTGGTAAGTTAAAAAGATTTTCTAATTTGTCTGTCATATTATTAATTATCGTTTTTTCTTTTTAGTACCAGCAAACATATCATGTTCAGTAAGTATTCTAAATTCAATACCTTGTCCATCACAATATGCTTTTGCTGCTTGCCACTTTGCTAAATTTACTACTGCTTGTATCTGATTTTTTTGGCTACGTCCAGCGGCTTCAAGACTAGTTTCTTTGTATGGTTTAATTTCTACAATTTCTGCTTTACGATTTCCAGAGACATCTTCATATACAATAAAAAAATCTGGTACATAACTTTTTGTTTTGTTAGCGATTGGATTTTTATACGGTATGCTTATACTTTCGCTTGCCCAATGTTTTACAGATGGATGTGAATCAAGGAACTGCATAAATTTAAGTTCCCAACTACTACGATATCTTATACTACCTTTTCCAGCGTATTTTTGTGGATTTTTAGGTTCATATAAACCTTGGCTAAATTTCATACTCATGCAACAATATTTCTAGCAACATTTGGCGGAGTAGCATTGTTTATTTTATAACCAAGTTTGCTTGTGGCACCTTTCGCACTATTAAAAAAACTAATTAATAATTGTTTAACACTAGAAGAATTTGGCGCAGATTGGAATTGTGCAATAACAGTTAATGGATCAAGGTTATTATTGTAAGTAAGAGCAATTACCCCTTGTGCCAGAGCATTTGCCGAATCTACATCGTTAGTTAATGAAAAAAAATATCCATATACTTGTCCCCAAACAGCATCGCTTACTTGTAGCGGCTGACTGAAGTAGCCATTAAAGAAAACACTAGGATTTGTAACACTTACTGGGGTGGGTAAATTTGCCATAAAAATATTTATACAACTTGATTTTTACTGTAGCTAATATAACTTTTAGCAATCGTAACCAAGTCAGTACCTGGTGCAACATTCAATTTTGATATTTGTGTTGCAGCAACAGCTATATCACTTTGTGTATATCCTTGAGCAAGTAAAGTATTTTGCCAACTGTTACTATTATATACAGGAGCAGCAGGCAGCGCAGGATTGCTAAAATCAATATTGCTTGCTACAGCATTTGGCTGTCCATAATTTACACTGCCAATATCACTTACACTTGCTGGGTTATCAATATATTGTTGCGAGATAACAGTTTGTGCCTGAATACTTGTTGGTAAATTGTTTGTTTGTTGATATTGTGTGAGAGCAGTTGGAGATACCGAACCAACAAATTGTGTTGCACTATTAATTTGTGTTGTATTATATCCTTGATTATACAGTGCATATTGATAACTTCCAACTGTATACGGATTAGTTGTTCCGTTTGTGCTTACACTTGTATTATCGGGATTATTAGATTTGTTTGATAAATCTGCATTAGATACAGGCTGCACATCGGGCACATTTTGACTATATGTAGGCGGACTTATATCGGCTGTTGGAAAAATTGTTCCTCCATTGCCAGCAACTGATGCGTTATTTTTTGCAATGCTTGTTAATTCAATATCAGTTAATCCAGTATTACTAGAAGGATTATATTGAGCACCTTGATTGATAAATCCATATCCAGTTTGTTGTGATTTGCGTGTTTGGACTGGGTTAATAAACCCATCCGTTTGTGGAGTTAAAACGCCTGTGACAGGATCAATAAAGTTTCCTATTAACGAGCCAGTCAAGCCACTCAAATTGGTATCATAATTCGCGCCTTCATTAAAACCAGGTATACTATCTACAAAACCATCTTCATATGTAACGCCATTATACCGCAACTGCATTGTTGCTTCCATGACACCCGTATTTTCTGCATATTCATGAGTATCATGATTAAAAGTAGTAATGACTGGACTCATTAAAGTAATTTTATTGCTTTGTCCACCATACATACTATAAATTTCTACAGCACTAAAGAATGGAACATCACTTCCATTATCTAAACCCCAACTACTGTGTAATCGTGTTTGATATCTATCATCGTAATTATAATCATTAGAACTGTATTGACCATCGGCATAATAATAATTGTAATAGTTTTGCCATAATTCACGCAAACCATTGTTATTATCATCATGAAATTTTATAGTTACTGGCTCATATTTTATACGGTCTTGAATATAGACATGGCGGTTGTATTGATTTAAATCTTTTACATCCATCGTAAATTTTGGCAATTCAACACTTTTTACAAGATAACCAATCTCACTTGCATCAATATAACTCGGAACTTCACTAGATAATACAAAATTTACATAAAATAGATATTTGTATTTTGGAGCACGGGCAAAGTTATTTGTGCGAAATATTTGAGCGGCGTGTGCATAATCATGCACTTCGCCGCCCGATAAAGAAGACTGTAAAAAACTATAAAGTGAAGCCATGGCTTATCCCTTAGCCAGATACGCTAGCACCACGAGTTCTTGTTACTGTATATCCAACGCCGCTTGAATTAGGAATTTCCAAAGCATTATCATAACGCAATGTTAAGCTAATAGTTGCTGGATCATTGCTGGTGTAATCAAAGTTATTATAGTTAACTTCTTGAATGAAGCAACCATACAACTGCCATGTTTCAAGAACAGTTGGATTTGCAGTGCCATTGCCACCATCAAGTGCTTCAAATTGAGTAATGAATTTATAATCAATACCACTGACTGCACTACTTTGTTCAGCAAAGTCAAATTGCTTCTGAATTTGTTCACCAACCAATAAACGAACATTGCCGTTCGCGTCATCACGCAATTCGACTGTAACAGTTTGCCACTCTGGTTTTCCTTGAAGATACAACTTGCTGTTGTAAATGTCAATGGTGATTGGGTTAAAGTTCAAATTTGGTCTTGTAAAATTCATAACCTGTTTAGTAAGTTCCGTAGTAGAGCTAGTAACTCCAAAATTAAGGAACGTTACTCTAAAACGATACTTTAACAGAGGCATTAACAAGCTCTGGTTTCCTGCGCTCTGATCGCTATTACTTGCAACAGGAACTGTCATGTTGAGTAGTGATGCAACTGCCATCTTATATCTCCTATAGAAGTATTTATAACAGTTTGCTTACTTTTATTTTAGCCGCATATTAAAAAAGCCGCTATTGCTAGCGGCTTTTTATTTTTTAATTATATTACACTATTAAATGTTAGTAGTGTTAACTGTTCCAAGAGCAACACTAGGTGTTGGGTTAGCTAAACCACCTTGGTTAGGACCACTTCCAGTAAGAGCACCAGTATTCAAGATACGAACTGGGATGTAGATAAATTCTACAGCCTTTGTTGGTTCAATCGCAATATCAATATTCAAGATATTTTGATCAATTGTACTTGGTGTATTATTTGTTGTATCGCAAACAACTAGGTAATCATAGATACCACGTTGTGCTACGATATTATTCAACAGACCGCTTACAGCTTGAGTTGCTTCGTTGCGAGTCACGGTATCATTTGGTTCAAAAACCAATGGTTTTGCAAGAAGTTCAAGGTTATAACGTAGGTAGTTAATCAAACGTGCTACGTTGATACGATCAAGTGCAGTAGCACTTGCCTGACGAGTATGGTTGCCATAAGCAAGAATACCATCAACAGGGAATACTGCAACAGGATTAACATCGTTTTGATAAAGAAGATCACGCAGACCTTGGTTTGTTCCGATGCTATAGAATGAACCAGTTTTACGGTCTACATAACCAATTTTAATAACGTTATCAATCTTACCACGAAGTGGACCTGCAGGAGCAAACCATGGAGCACTTGCTTGATCACTCTTAACAATCATGCGTAGAATTGCATGTGTAATTGGAACAACAACTTGACCAATACCATCAAGAGCATTAGTGTATGCAGCACCAGGATAATATACTGCTACATACGGATCACTCGTTACAAGACCATCTTCACCATCACTGTTTGCGCCTGCTGAATTAGTGACATAATTAGCAACACTTGTTAAATCACTGCTTAAGCCCATTGGTGTATCTGCAATAATGAAACCTGTATTACGACGATCATTATTGAGAGTTACCAAGTTTTGAGTAAGTTCAGGATAACCTGGGCAAACTAGAAGATTAAAGTTGCGTTGATCTTCACGTGCTTCAACACTATTATCAACTGCTTCTTGCAGTGCACTTACAACAACATTACGTTGTGCCTTACGACCCATGTATGGAACATTGTTTGCATTCTTGCCACTGTAACTCTGCCAAGTTGCAGTAACTTGTGGTAGACTTTGTAGTGGGAAGTTTGTATTGTTGAAGTAATTTGCACGATAAGCCTTAACATTGTAGCTACTACGACGAGTATTGAATAGTAGAATACCACGTGGATATAGTTGTGGATTTGGTGCATCCAAATCTGTATAATCACTAGTTAGCAAGCTTGCAATAGTTGGTTTTGCTCCCAAAGCAGGATCAACAGTACCGCTGCTATCCCAACGAGCATCAGCAAATAGGACGCCATTTTCAGTTGTGCTATCACTGTTATTGAGTAGAACCCATTGTGAAGTGCCGTTCAAACTCTGCCAACGATGAAGTTTTGGATAATTTTCTAAATCACTTGTATCAATCCATAAATCACCAAACACAATTGCTGCGCCACCGCTTTGTTGAGTTGGAGGAGTTGGGCTGAATATAGGACCAAGTGGGTCAGTATTGGCAAGAGTATAACCACGACTATCTTTTACAATAGCAGAACTGTGATAACCACGCCATGCAGTGCCATCATTTATCATGATATCAGCTTCAAGAGGTGTACTATAATACCATAAAGTGCTATCAGCAGGCGCAACAATTGGTGCGGTTGCCTGTTGATTTAACAACGTAGCAGGTTGGAAGTAAGTTACTGTCATGTAATTTGCTGCACCAGCACTATAGCTACCACTTTCATAGTAAACATTAGTAGTGCTATTTGGTGAAATTCCTGCACTAACACTAATTGGCGTTCCACTTACTTCGGAGATGTAGATATCACCGCCAGCGGTATGTGAGAATTGAATATTATTAGTACTTGTTAGAGCACAATTAAGATTTGGAATACCAGCAGCAAGTACATTAGTTACAAAACTTGCAGCAGTTGTGCCAGTTAATGTGATAGTATATACACTACTCAATGCACTGCTACCAGGAACAGTTACTTGAATATTGAAAGAATTGCTTACTGTAAATGTTGGGTTAGATACACTACCAGTTGCAGTTGTAGCGCCACCAATACCCTGCCATTGATATAACTTAAATGTGCCAGTATTGGTTCCAAGAATGTCATATTTCATGAATAAAGTATTCTGCGCAATTCCCAAACCACCGAGAGTTGGATCAAAGTTGTAAATTGCAAGACGACGACCACTGAATACTGGAGCGGCAATATTATCCCAATTCATCGTTGCGCTATTCCAACGATAAACCATAAAGTTTGCTCCACCATTTACTGCATTAGTCTTCATCCAGATACTGCCAGTTGGATGTGGTTGAGTATCCGTTGTCTTCCATGCTGGTACTGTATAACTTGGGCTGTATTGCAATGCTGGTGCATAATATGTGCCAGCAGTAATCCCAAGGTTTGTGAGAGGTGTTCCAAGACTATTAGAGATAGCAATTGTACCAGTTGCAGTGCTATTGCCATAGGCTGACGCAGCACTTGTAGCAAACAAGTTGAAATAACCATTAATGAGTGCTGCTGTAACACCAGTAATACCTGCGGTATTAATAGTAGCAACAAGATTTGCAGGCGATGCATTTGAAATAGCAAATGAAGTGTTGTTAATAAGAAGTGTAGTACTTGTTGTACTTAAATTGGTTGCTTGTGTTGCACCAACGATAGCTGGTGTTTTAGTTTGCCACGCAGTACTACCAATTGGATTCCAAGTATTATCATATGCTTTTTGATAAATTGGGTTTTTAACATCGGTTGCATTAACGGCGTAGCTTCCAACAGTTCCAACATTGCTATATGGCGCACCGTTATTAATTAAGCTAGTGCTTGTGATAACAATTGGAGTTTGCGCAGTAAATGAATTTGTTGCGCTGCTAAATTGAAAAATGCCCCAGTTTGAAGTTGCTGTGTTAATCCATTGAGTTCCACCAACTGGTTCACCGTATGGACGATTTGTGCTGCCTTCAAGCTGATTAAGATCAAGATTTGCACGTAAAATATATGCTTGATTTGTAACAGCGAGAGTACTATGTGCTGCCATTAAGCCATATTCAGCAAGTTCACTACCATAAAGACGGTTACCACTGGCATCAGTTGGGAAAATTGGTAAGCCATAATTTGTAAGAAGTTCTTTCTGACTAGCAATAAGCTGAAATGGATCTGCTGTTGAGGTTGTATAAGTTGCAATTCCGCCTGCAGTACTATTTTTATTTTCAGCGGTAGCAAGTAAAATGAAAGGCACAGTGCCTGGTCCTGTCGGAGCATAATTACTCTGATCAATGACTGATACTGAAACGCCTGGTGATACTAAAGTTGCCATAGGGTCTATTCCTTTAAGGTGTTGCTAATATTTAGCGGTATGCACCCAAAAGACCCCGTTATCCAGAGTTATATATGGATATTATAACAAATTCTTAACTTTTTCTTCTAATTCAAGGAGTGTGCCATCATTATTGATAAGTTGGTCAAGATTTTCACGCACCCACGACCATTCACTTGGATGAACATCGTCTGGTTGCTCACCATATTGTAAAAGCTTTATCATCCAATCAGGGTCTTCGCCACGACGAACACCCCATACTTCGCCGCCAAGTTTGCGAATCATTTTAATTTCATTAGGAAAACGAGTATCTGGAATAACAATGTTATTAGTAAGATGGGCGGAATTACTGTTAATAATTTTACTCAATTTATTTTCTAAACTTGCAATCCAAATATCTTCGTGGAAATTAGTGCGACACACATCCGTTCCCCAATATTGTAGTATCCACCGTGGTGTTAAATTATCAATACCAAGACGAGCAGCCCACCACTCATCACGTTGCTCACGCCAATCACGACTTTCTTTTGTATCGCCTTCAAGCAGATAACGAGGCCAGTTAAATACCTTTGATATCATATCCTTAAGAGGATCGGCAAAACTTACTTTTTGAAAGTTATGATTGCCTACAAGGATATCCGCAACGGTTCCTTTGCCACCACCGATCAATCCACAAACGCCCACGATACGCACTTATATCTCCTGCTCTTATCTTAATCTATACAAAACTAAACTAATAGTCAATATTTTTTGCACCTTTGTTCCAAGGTATTTGTCCTAAATGGGCAGCAGACATTTTTTTACGAGTTTCGGCACTTGCTTTTTTTCCAATTCTTGATGCGGCAATTTTAGCACGAGTTTCATCCGAATGAGTTCTTCCATAAAAACTATTTTTTTCACCTTGTTGAACAACAGAGCGAACAATAGAAGTTGATGGTGATAATTTTTTGCCTTTTTTAGATTCGGATATTTTTTTACGAGATTCATCAGAATGTATGAAGCCACTTGAACCTTCTCCACCATCTGTTCTATTATATAAAATTCCAGTTCCGTTATCTTTTCTGCCATATTTGGTAATCAAAGTTTGTTCTAACAACAAAGATTCCGTTTCGCTCAATCCATGTTCAAGTATAATAATTTTAGATTGGTCGTTAGGTCTAGTAGCATTATGATTTATATCCCATGCACGAATACCTTTGCCTTTTCCAATATAATATGGTGTTGAATCTGATGCTCTTATGTAAGCATATACATAATATTTACTTGGTGGATTTTTTCTGGTAAATACCATTGCTGTTGTCCTTCACGACGATAGAGTAGGCAGGATTGCAGTCCGTGGCCTACACTATTATTTATCTTTTTAATTTATCCTTGAATCCACCACATTGGCATTTCGTTAGTCATGTAGTTGGTAATTTCAAGTTCAAGTGCATCTAGTTTAGCTTGACCACGAGTTAATAAATCAGCACCATTGAGGCTACTTCCACCTTGTGGACCAGGCAATGTAGAGAACTTGCTGCGAGCCTCGCCAAGCATCATCATACATTTTGCAAGAGTATACTCACGCAACCAAGGATAGCTATATTGGTCAGAAAGCAAGGTAACATCTGGTCTATAATTTTCTGTCCAAAGTAAAATAGTTTCTGCGTCTGCAATAGGACGACGCATAATAGTAAGTTCTTTTGTGGTGGTATTAAAATTAAAATTGAGAAACCCACCAAAAAGTTTTGCTGCTTCTTTTAGAAAAGAACTATACATATACCAGGTAGCAAGACCACCAACACGACCACTTTGGATCATATAAAAGTTAACGAAACCTGCTTCAAATGGTTCATATTGACTTGCAGTTCCACTGTTGGCACCAATATTTCTTTTGAACACATTGCGAACTGAAATTACTTCACTAGGCAAGGTATAGGTATTTGTATCTGGCAATAAGTTTAAAAAACTGTAACTTTCTTCAACGCTGTTACTGCTGCGCTGACGATATCTTATGATTGCCTGCTTTAATGAAATTTCATAGTGAGCGGGGTCGAGTTCAACATCTACCATACCGTCACCAAGACTGTATCGCACATAATCAAATATATCAGTTTTTAATTCTTGTAAAGTTGCCATACAAATATTTATGACTAATGAGTGTCCCAATCATTGCGATGGCTCACGAGTTCATCGCCCCAACGAAGATGAAAATAAACTTCATCTTCTGGTGCAAAATCTGCTTCAATCGTTACTGTATAACCAATATAACCATCAGGACTGTTTATGCCTGTTTTGAATACAGGAGTTTGCAGTGCATGTTCCATAACCCATGCACCAGCCTCGCTTTGCTGCCACATAATAATAGGACCAGCAGCATACAGTTGCGCATCTTCTACATCACCCATACGGAAACGATGAACTATCATACGGGTATTTACGTTGCTCCAAATCGCATATAATAGTATGTCAAATCTTCTGGTTCAAATTGAGCGGTTACGGCAACACGATATTCAATTAATGGAATATCAAAATGGGCATGGAAAGTTACGCTGTCTTTAATGGCATTCTCCCACACCCATTCATAATTTTCGCATTTACTCCACAGTATATTGGCTTCACCTTTTGCATCTTGTTCAACTGCTTTTGATGATTTACCAACGTGACCAGAAAGAATATTAGTTTTAAAAACCGTGATAGGTTTAGAAGGGCATATCTTCATCTTCTTTACCTTCATACCAATCTGGACCTGGGTCTTTACCATCTACGACTGCTTTTGTCATGCGATCCATTTTACGCTTGCTTGCCAACTTTTCTTCACGGTCAGCAATGGTTTTGTCCTTAAAGCCAAGAATATTAATATACTCACGATACTTCATCCAACCATGCATAAAGTGAATACAATCTTCTGCCGTGCCACTGTATATCATTACACCACGTGTATAGATTGGTAATATATCACCATTATCTT